AAAGATGGATCAATTCGTTTAGGAGTTATTGACTCAAAAAATTCAACATCAAATAATTTTTATATTGATGTCGATGCCGAATATGATGAATCGGCTACCTTTAATTTTATTCTGGATATAGGTAATGTAAAAGTTATACCAGGAGATTACAAGGTAAATATTTCATCAAAGCTGATTTCTCAGTTTATAAATAAGGAGAGTGATCTAAATTATTGGATTGCCTTGGAAAAGACATCAACATTTGGAGTATAATATGTCAGAGATTCTAGATCAAATTACAGACCTTGCCAACAAGGTTTCACGTAGTACCGTTGCAGTTGTGGATGCCATGACTCAGAGAGGCGCTTTTAAAGGCGAAGAATTATCAACCATTGGAACACTTAGAGACCAGTGTGTTCAAATTATCCAACTTGTGGAAAATCATGAGCAGGAAAAAGCAATGGAAGATGAAAATAAACCTGCAGAGAAAAAATAGATATTTACATTCCTTTTGAATTGTGTTATAATGTATTTTTGTTATGGAGTAAGTGAATGTCAAACGATTTTCTTTGGGTTGAAAAATATCGACCAAAAACTATTTCCGATATTATCCTACCGGATGATTTAAAGGAAACCTTTGCCAAGATTGTGCAATCTGGTGAGATGCCTAATATGCTTTTCACAGGTACTGCCGGTCTTGGTAAAACAACTGTTGCCAAAGCAATGTGTAACCAAATGGGCCTTGATTGGATTCTAATTAATGGATCCGAGGAAGGTAATATTGATACACTTCGCGGTAAAATAAAACAATTTGCATCATCAGTTTCCTTGCAAGGTGGCTTTAAAGTTGTGATCCTTGATGAGGCTGATTATTTAAACCCGCAGTCAACACAACCAGCATTACGTGGTTTTATTGAAGAGTTTGCCAATAACTGCCGGTTTATATTAACTTGTAATTTTAAAAATCGTATCATCGAACCACTTCATTCTAGGTGTGGTGTATATGAATTTAATACCACCAAGAAAAGTATGGCCAACCTTTGTATGAAATTTATGGATCGTGCAAAGACCATTCTTACGGACGAGGGTGTGGAATATAATGAAAAGGTTCTTGCCGAACTCATTATGAGGTTTGCTCCTGATTGGCGTAGAGTATTAAATGAATTACAACGGCAGGCTTTTAATGGTAAAATTACTGGCGTAAATAATAATATTTGTAATTTTACAGAGTTATTTACTCATTTAAAATCCAAAGATTTTAAACAGATGCGTAAATGGGTTACCGATAATATGGATGTTGAGGCAACTGCAATATTCCGTGGAGTATATGATCAAATGTATGATTATTTAAAACCACAATCAATACCACAATTGGTTTTAATATTGGCCGATTATCAATACAAACAGGCATTTGTAGCCGATCATGAATTAAATGTTGTTGCTTGTATGACAGAAATAATGGCAAATGTAGAGTTTACGTAAACCATGAAGAAAACACGAATAAACAAACTAATCCAACAGAAACACAATTGTAACATAAAAATAGGAGAATGTTATGCAATCAAGATGGATTAGTGTTGAAGAAAAATTACCTCAAGTGGGTGAAAAGTGTTGGTATTATTTTGAAATAGTAGGTATGCATAGAGGCTGGTATGAGGGATTATATGTAGATGACGATGGTGAAGAACGGCCTGGGATGCATATTTTTGCTTGTGACTATGGATTTTTAACGGGTGATGTTACTCATTGGCACCCTGATCAGGAGGAGATGCCAAATGAACCCGTTTGAATATTTAAATGCAATTAATTATTCCAAGCAAAATATAATGATTGACGATATCACCGAGAAAGGCTATAATTCATTTATGGTCAATCGGGGATTATCCTATTTTAATGATACTGCCTTAATGGCAAATGAAATGAATAGGTACCACCAAATCGATAACCGTTTGGCGTTTGACTTTCTTATAAATATCATTAGGAAGAAAAAAAGGTTTTCCAAATGGAATAAACCTTCAATCCTATCTGATGTGGAAGTTATTAAACAATACTATGGCTACAGCAACCAAAAAGCTCGTCAAATTATTAACCTTCTCTCGTCGGATCAACTAGATGAATTGAGAAAAAAGGTTAATAAAGGTGGAAAATAATAACATAATTGAATGGACACCTGCCTCAATGCTTGAGGTTGTACTTAACGAGCCAGATGACTTCCTAAAAGTTAGAGAAACACTGACTCGTATTGGTGTCGCATCACGAAAAGAAAATAAATTATACCAATCTTGCCATATTTTACATAAGCAAGGTAGGTATTTTATAGTACATTTTAAGGAATTATTTCTTCTTGATGGAAAGAAATCAAATTTAGAAGAAAATGATATTGCAAGAAGAAACACAATTGCTCAATTAATGAGTGATTGGGGTTTAATAACAGTTGATAATCCTGAACAGATTAAACCAACTGCGCCATTACGGCAAATAAAAATCATTCCGTTTAAGGAAAAAGATAGCTGGGAATTGTGCCCTAAATATAATATAGGTAGCAAATGACCATTGAAGAGTTAGCAGAACTCTATGGAGAATCAATTGATAATATTCCCATAGAGATTTTGTTAGAAGTAATATATAATACAGAGTAAAATTTGTATATATATTATAGGATGCCCAAAAGGGGTCCTATAATTAACCTTGCTAGTCAATAGGAGGAACATATGACTGGAAACATTGTATACCCACGCTCGGGTTTTATTGGTTTTGACCACATCTTCGATCAGCTTGAGAATATTCACAAGCATGCGAAGGATACTTATCCACCACATAACGTAGTAAAAGATGAAGAACTCAAATATTCTCTCGAACTCGCTGTAGCTGGATTTAAACAAGAACATATTGATATTGAAGTTAAGGATCATGTCCTTACTATCAAAGGTGACAGACCTCAGCGTCGTGCACAAGATAAGTATGTTCATAAGGGTATTAGTGCTCGAAATTGGCAAAAGTCATTTAGACTGTCGGAATACACCGAAGTAACTGGAGCTAATCTAACGGATGGAATCTTAACTGTCGGACTTGAAGTTGTCCTTCCAGAAGAAAAGCGGCCTCGTAAAATTTCAATCAGAAAAAACGAGGAAAAAAATGACACAACTAGTGCTGAACTACTCAACGAGTCTACTTGAAGTAATATGGCAAAATCTAAAAGGTTTTGGTAAAAGCGTAATATACGCGAGACAGATGAGAGCAAATAGAGAAATTGCTGAATATCTATATCGTGTAGGTACATATAAATCATACCATGAAGCTTTAACAGACCTTAATGAAAAAGCATGGAAAGAAATGGAAAATGCTTAAGTATTTTTTAAATTTATTTTCCAACAATTTACCACGGAGAGATAACAAAGCATATGCAGAACTCTGCTCACTAAGTGATCACGAGTTAAATGATATTGGTATCACACGAGGTCAAATTGATGCAGTCGCAAGAGGTTGGACCCCTGGAAAGGGATTCAAATAATGTGGCCATATACTGAAGATGAAGCAGACTTTATTAACGGTAAGTAATATAAATAAAAAGGGCAGGGCAACTTGCCCTTTTAATATACGGAGAGAAAAATAAATGTCAAATTATCAAAAATGTTTGGAAATGATTTTACACCACGAGGGTGGTTATGTAAACCATCCAAAGGATCCAGGTGGAGAAACCAATCTTGGAGTTACCAAAAGAGTGTATGAAGAATGGTGCATGTCAAATGACTTAATTCAAAAAGATATGAAAGATTTAGAGGTTGCAGATGTTGGTCCGATCTATAAAGAAAATTATTGGGACAGAGTTAAAGGCGATGACCTTCCCGCTGGCCTTAATTTATGTGTATTTGATTTTGGTGTTAATGCTGGGCCTGGACGCGCTGCTAAATATCTTCAAACTTTAATAGGTACTACTGTTGATGGTGGCATCGGTCCAAATACATTAAAATGTGTTCAAGAATATGTTGACGAACATGGTTTACAAGAAACCATTGAGGCATATCAAAAGGACAGACAAAGCTATTATGAGAAACTTTCTACGTTTGAGACATTTGGTAGAGGTTGGACTCGTAGGGTTGATGAAACAACAAATTCTGCTATAGCAATGACCATAGCCGTTTAGGAAAATATATGGTAAAAGTAACCGACAAAGCAATAAAATATCTAAGGTCTGTTACACCGGAAGGCGATTATGTTACACTTGGCGTAAAAGGTGGTGGTTGTTCAGGGTTTACATATGTTTGGGACCATAAATCAAAATGGCCTGACGTAAAGTGGAGTGAGCCTATTAATGATATACTGGTTGTAGATCCAGTTGCTGAAATGTTTGTGCTAGGTTGCACAGTGGATTGGGTCAATGAATTAGGTGGAAACTATTTAAAAATTATTAATCCAAATGCCGTTGCTTCATGTGGCTGTGGCGAAAGTTTTGCAGTATGAGCAACTGTTTTCATCTAGCAGTCGAAGCAGGTGACTTAGATGTAACCTCTAAATGGTATACTGACGTGTTAGGCTGTGATCTAGATATGGCTGAAGAAGGAAAATGGCAAGACATCAACTTCTTTGGAAATGAACTCACACTGCACAGTTCAACACCAAGAACAGGCAAAGGTCCAGATCGTTCAAGGCATCATGTAGATATGGGTGCAGTATGTGTCCCCCATTTTGGCATACATTTAAACGATGCTGATTATCAACGTGTTAGAGCAAGTGTACAAGCACACCAAGGCTTCTTAGACGAACCTTATGTACGTTTTGCAGATACAGACTACCAACAGGAAACATTCTTTGTTGAAGATCCAAACTATAATGTACTAGAAATTAAACAGATGGCAAAAGGACATTTAGGGAAAGATTTGCAGTTTGATTGACGAGGATATAGAATTAATGTGCTTTGTTTTTATCTTCCTTGTGCTTCAAATTGTTGGTGTGTGCATAATTTTTTAAAAAAACACTTTACATTCCCATAAAAAGGTGATATAATATACTTATATAATATGAAAAAGGTGAGTTTATGAGTTTTTACACGTCAGTAGTTCGTTATGGTAACTCTATGCTTTACCGTGGTTATGATGCCAACGGTAAGCGAATATATCGGAAGGACAGTTTCCAACCAGAATTTTTTGTACCATCCCAAAAGGACACAGGTTGGAGAAGTTTGGATGGTAAATCTATTGCGCCTGTAAGCATGGATAATATGCGTGAGGCTAAACAATGGATCGAAGAAAATAAAGAAGTTTCTGGTCGCCACATTTTTGGTAGTCAGAATTATATACATCAATATATTACATCAAAATTTCCTAGAGATATTGAATTCAATCGTGACTATATTAATGTCGGCACGTTTGATATTGAAACAGAATACAACGATGGATTTCCAGAACCATCTGTTGCAGATCAAAAGGTATTATCTATTACATATAAATCAAGTAAGGATCCAACATATTATGTGTGGGGTTATGGTCCGTACGATGTAGAAAATGCCTTAATTAAACCAGTAAAATATTTTCGTTGTAGAGACGAAACAAGTCTTCTTACAAAGTTTTTGGATTTTTGGAGTAATCCAGATGTGACTCCAGATGTTATTACTGGATGGAATATTAGATTCTTTGATGTTCCATATCTAGTAAATCGTGTCAACAGAGTATGTGGTGTTGATTGGGCCCGTAAATTCTCTCCATGGGGAATGATTGATAGTGGTACAGTAACCAGAAAAAAGACTGGTAAAAAAGAAGATGTGTATGATCTAAAAGGTGTACAACAACTTGACTATATGGAACTATTTCAAAAGTTTGGTTATTCATATGGTCAACAAGAATCATATCGTCTTAACCACATCGCCCATGTAGTCCTCGGTGAAAAGAAATTATCATTTGAGGAATCTGGTTCACTAAAAAATCTATACAAAGATGACTTTCAAAAATATATTGATTATAATATGAAAGATGTTGAGTTGGTTGATAAACTAGAATCCAAAATGGGTTTGATTACTCTTGCACTTACCGTGGCATATAAAGGTGGTGTAAATTATATGGATACATTTGGTGTGGTTAGTATATGGGAATCAATTATGTATCGTAAAATGAATTCCATGAAAATTGTTCCACAGATTACATCCTTTCAAAATATTAAATCACAATTTGCTGGTGGTTATGTAAAAGATGTTCAAACTGGAATGCATGATTGGGTTGTATCTTTTGATTTAAATTCACTTTATCCAAATATTCTAGTCCAATGGAATATGTCTCCAGAAACTCTTGTAGATCAATCAGAAATGTCTGGTGTGGATTATTATTTGGACGATGATGATGTAGTACCAGATCCAAGATTTACACTTGCTGCTAATGGTTCCACATATCGAAAAGATAAAGAAGGTATTGTTCCTAGTCTTATTGTTGATTATTATGACGAACGTAAATCTGTAAAAAATCAAATGCTTGCGGCAGAACAACAATATCAACAAGGTAAAACTTTTGAATTGGAAAAAGAAATTAATCGCCTACAAAATCAGCAGATGGCTATTAAAATTCTTATGAACTCCTTATATGGTGCTTTAGGTAATCAATACTTTAAATACTTTGATATCAGAATGGCAGAGGCTGTAACACTTACCGGCCAACTTGCCGTTCGATGGGCCGAACGTGCTATGAATAAATCTATGAATGAGGTTATGGATAATGGAAAATCAACCGACTATGTTATTGCTATTGATACCGATTCTCTTTA